ATTTCATCAATACCCTGACCAGTAACAACAGCCATAACATATGCCTGATTTTTTAATATTTCTAGAATAGTTTCTTGATCTATCTGCTTACCCTTTAAAATATCATAAGCCTTTGCTTGATTTTCTAATGCATCAATTTGTGTATCTAGTCCTACTAGAGCTTCGTCTTTTTTCAATCTTATTGTTTCATTTATCTTTTTATTTAGCTCAGTTCTTTCACTAATTGAAAGTGACAAGAATCCTTGATCTGCAATCATTGCAACCATTGTTTCATCCTGCAGAATTCTTTCAATTTCCATTCGGTTGTAGCCCTGTTTAACCAATATCTTGTATGCATCAATTTGTCGCTGTATTGCAGCATTTTCAGTATCTATTTTATTAATTAACTCAGCAGCAGCTAAACTTCTTAGTCCAGCATTGATGATCTTAAAGTCATCTTTTAGCCCTGTTACCCTACCACCCTTACCAAGAATCAAAAAGTCTTTTGCAAAATTCTTGAATTCGTCTGCACTAAAACCTTCAATAATACTCATAAATTCTTCACTAAGAACAATTCCAGCATCTTTTGCTTCTTTTCTTATAGCATCAAGAGCACCTTTTTGATCTTGTAGTACTGGATTTACTGTTTTACCAGCGCCTTCTCCATAAAACTTTCTTAGTTCCTTAAGTGGAGATAGTGCATCAAAACTACTTTCTTTAAGAAGTTTTAATCTTTGTCCAAGATCTTGTAGCCATGATCCTTTAGCTCCGCCCTCAGTAGTTCCAGTGGGTCCTGCTGCTGGAACATTTGATGTATCTGTTGGATCATAACCAAATATTTCAGTAAGTGCTTTTGCTTCTGCAGCCTTACGAATATTAGAGCCTTCTTTAGCATTTGTTTGCAACCATCTAGAATATCTTTCTGCATATTGAGGAATAATAGATTTATCACTGGTTGCTTTTTGATAAGCTGCCTCTAACTCTCTATTCACAACAGCTTCAAATGAATCTGATGTCTTTAATGTTGTTAGAGTAAATATTGCTTGGAATCTTAACTCTTTAGGAAGTTTAGAAATAACATCCCATTGATCAATAGCATTTTGTAATGTAGTTGGAACTGCCTGTCCAGACTTAGTTAAGTCTTCTTTAACCTTAGTTAATACATCTAAACTTATTTGTCCATCTGGTATTAATTTCTTCAGTAGTCCAATTTCTTTTCCAAGCTTTAGCATATCTTTATAATCTTCTGGATTAGTTTCCATATTTAAGACTATTCCTATATACTTAGGAATTTTAATGAGCTCTTCTATACCAGCAAGTGTAGCGTCTGCCTCTTCTTTATCTTTTCTTTGAATATCAAGGAATAATTGTTTTCTATTTTTTTCACTTGGAATAAATGTCATAATTGTTGCAAGACGTTGCAATCCTTCAGTTCCTTGAACATCAACAAGTGCTGTTAGTTGCTTTTCTGCTTTCTTAGTATCGGATGAAAGATTTTGAACAACCATAGCTGCTTCTCTTGGTGTTAGAACATCTGAATCTATAAGTGTTTGAATCTTAAGGGTAATTGCATCACCTTCACCTCTACCAAATTTACCTTCTAGCAAACTTGTCAGAGTTGTTAAATCTGCTGTAGCAGCAGCATTTCCTTTAAATTTTTCTTGTAGTCCAACCTGGAAAGACTCCATAAACTTTTCACGTAGAGCTCCACGTTCTGTGCCACCAGGAATAAACGTTTCCCAGAATGTTCTTTTATCTATTTGTTCAAACTGAGTTCCGACATCTCTTAAAATGTCACCTTGAGATTTTCTAATTTGTGCTGATCCAGAAGCTCTTTGTTCTTCAAGATCTGCAATTCTTTGTTCTATATCCGCACGTTCTTTTGCTGTTTTAGCGGCTTTCTTTTTAGCTTCAAGATTTTTAATAGCAATTCCAATTTCAACATTAAGAGCATCAAGAGCCTGCTGAGATGCTTTCATGTTCTCAGAAACTACTCCTTGGAATAATCCTGCTGCTTTTCCAATTGCTTTCTTTTCTTGACCCTGTTGGAATTTTCTTATTCCTAGTTCTATACCGCCGAAGATAAGTGTTCCAAGAGTTGCAGATATCCATCCTGCAATTGGAACAACAGCTGTTCCTTTAGATGCAATATTCAGAGCACGAGCACCCATTGCAATTTTACCTAAAGCACCAACCTTTCCAGCCTTTTCTCCAGCCATTGCAACATTGAGTGCACCAACACCATATGCTGCAGCTCCTGCTGCTGGAACTGCACCCATTGCAAGCTGTCCAGCCTCTCTGCCACCTATTCCAGCAAATCCACTTCTTTGTTGTCCAATAACATTTTGTAAGTTTGCAAAAGCGCCACGCTGCAATTCTCTGTTGCTAGCAATAATATCAAGCTGTACTTGCAACGGCTTTTCTAAAATATTTTGTCCATTTGGACCAATAAGCTCTGTTAATCTACTACGAACATCTAGCTCAAGCCTTGCATCTTTTAGATCTCTTGTAATAGCAACTGCAATAGATTCTGCTTGAACAGCAGTCAAAACTCCTTGAGAAACTGCTGTAGCAAGTTGACCAGCTAAAGATCTAGCTCCTGCATCTACACCAAGAGTAGCCACAGTTTGATCAAATGCTGCTTTAAGTTGCTTTCCATAATCAGAGTTACTTATTATATTTTTACCAAAATCCATGCTTACTGGAACAATTTCTGTTGTTCTTGCTCTGCGCTTTGCTTCTTCTTCTTGTGCTATTGATACAGTGCCAGTTATTTTTCCAAGCTCTTCAAGATTATCTGTAGTCATCATCATAGACTTAGCTTGTTTTTGCCCATCAATAATAGACTTCTTTATTTGTGCTGATTGCATTTTAAATAATGCAGTTAATCCAATAACACCAGCAATCATCATTTTTAATGGTGAATTAATCATTGGTAATAGTCCAGCAAATACTGTAAGCGCCATAATAAGACTCATGTTTTGTCCCAAGGCACTTTCTGGTTTGCTCATTCCATACATCATTGCCATAGAGCCAGCCATGCTGAGGCCCATTGAAGGACCCATTAATTTGTTTGTACGTTCCATTCTTTGGAACTGTCTATAATTTCTTTTTTCTGCGTAACTTAGTTTTCTGCCTGACTCTGGGTCTACATCTGGTACATTTCCATATCCAAGCATATATCCACGAATGCCAGTTGTGCTTGCAAGCTTTCTTTGTTCTTGTGCTGCTTGTTTTGCTGTTTGAGTAGAAGATTTTGTAGCGTCTGTATCACCTTGTACTGCTGCAGTGTTTTTTTCTACCGAATCTTTCAAGTCTGAAAACACTGGCATTGGAATCGGTCTAGCCGCAGCTCTTGCTGCTGCACGTTCTTCTCTTAGGTTTCTATCAATACTTGCTTCATTAATTGAAGTTCCAATTTTTGTTCTTGCAAACCTATCTACTACCCTATTTATAATTCTGTCTGCCCTGCTATTAGGATCTCCTACAAACTGCATAGACTCTCTACGCATTTGTTCTCTTCTACTTAGTGTCGGATCTCCCCAAGGATCAGTTCCTGGTGGTGGTGGCGGTAAATTTGATCCTTGATATCCAGGAACACTATCAGAAACTATAGAACTAAGTAATCCACGATATTTTTCACTTTGTCTTGCTGGAATTACCGCTTCACCTGGAGCAAGCATTGCTGGTTGAATGTCTCCAGCACCTTTAGGTCCAGGTACAGAAACAATTCCATTTGCTAATCTCATAGGATCTGCAAATCTTGGAAGCATTGCTATTTCATCACGAGATAGTCCAGCATCTTTTAGTAAGTTATATTGATTTGCTCTTGATCCAAATTTATCATAATAATTGCTGTAGTTAAGACGATAGTCAAGTAACGCATCAGCAACCCTTTCTACAGAAGATCTTTCTTGTAATGGCTTTTTTAATATTTCTGCTCTTAATTTAGCAGCATCATTTCTATTCCAAACATGCTTTCCACCAAGAGAAGATTGTTTTGCAACATCTTGAAAATATTTATTTAAAAGAGACTGCTCTTCAAAGACATTCCATGGGGCATTTCTTTCATAATCTCCCATTTTTGAAGCTGCTGGAAGTCTATGACTTAATGCTCCAGCCCCTACTTCTAACGACTCTGAACCACGTCTGCTTGCTTTAGCAGTTGTTGTTATGTCTAAAGGAGTAATACCATATGGATTTTTTGCTCCAGATATTGCTTTAAGTATATTTATTTCTTGTTCAAACTCTTCTTGAATAGCACGGTAAGCTGCACTATTTTTATATTTTGTCCTTAATGATTTAACTTCTTTTTTAACTGGTCTTTTCTTTTCAACATCAGCTTTTTGTAATTTACCAGCAATTCTTTTAGCAGTTACAACCTTTTCTCCAGCTAGGCGTGTTCTTATAATACTTTCTAGTTTAGCTGCAGTATCTACTGCTGCACCCTTCTTTTTTACACCGCCCCTTGCATCTAACCAATCTTGATTTGCTTCAAGCTCTCTCTTTAGTTTATCTACTTCTGTTTTTTTAATAAATATAGATGATTTTCCAACAGTAACTCTTGCTAGTCCATCGCCAGCATCGTCTATGAAAATACGTTCTAGTCCACGTCTTCCAGCTATTTGAGATCCTACTCGTAACCCAGAGCCACCAGTAGAAACATTTCTTGCTGCACCAAAGACTAAATCATCAAACTGTCCAGGGAAGGAAGTTCTTATAAAAGGATTTCTTCCACCAAAAAACCCTGGAACTTTATCTTGAATAATTTGATTAATAAATCCTGCATATTTTTTAGATTGTTCTGCTGGAATAACAGCCTCTCCTGGTGAGAGCATTGATGGAACAATATCTCCAGCACCCCTTGGTCCAGGAACTGATGTAGTACCGTCTGCAAATTTCTTTGGTGCTGGTCCTTTTCCAGGAACGAATAGTCCTGGATTCTTTGCAGCAAAACCACCCATTGCAACATTTGCTTGATTGTATGTTGCTATTAAAGATGCAAGAGCTTGTTGCTCTAGTCTATAAGCAGCAGAAAGCTGTTCGTGTTTTGAATATAATGAGTTAGTTACAGAAATATTTTCTAACTCTTCATTAGTTAGGTATTGTGTTTTTAGAGCAGCATCGGAAGATCCGTAGGCAAGCTGTTGATATCCCTTACGAAGTAGATTTACACCCTTAAGTCCGTTAGCAAAAGCATTAGCAACAAGACCAAATGTCATCAAAAATATTGGACCAATACCGCCAACAATACCCAAAATTAATGCAACTGCTTTTTTAAATCCTTCTGGAAGCTTGTTAAAGTTTTCTGCCATTTTACCAATATATTCAATTACGGGCGTGAGGACTTCAGCAAATAGCTGACCAATAGGTGCGATTGCTTTCTTTAGTCTTTCTACTGCACCCGCTAATTTATTCATAGGTGAATCTGCTTGTACCTTTAGTTCTCGCTGTGATAATATTGCCAATTCCTCTACTGATGCATTGGCAAGTTGTAGCACACGAGCAGCCTGGGATCCCTCTTTAGTCACGTTGTTTAGTAGTGCTGAAATTCTTGCAAACTGATACTTACCAAATATTTGCTCAATGATTCTTGATTTTTGAAGGTCTGTTAATGGCTGTAGTGATTTAGCAAAAGCCATTATAATATTTCTTAGATTTCCTGCATTTTCTTCTACAATACCCTTTAAGTTAATTCCAAGTTCTGCTGCACTTGCAGAAGCTTTTTTGCTTGGGTTAATCAAAGATGCAAGGCCAGACTTGAGTGCGTTGGCACCTTGTGCAGCACTAATTCCACCTTCTTGCATAGCTGCCATAAAGAATGCAAGGTCTTTAACATCTCCACCTAGCTGCTCAACTACTGGAGCAACACGTGGAATAGCTTCTGTTAAATCTTCAAGAGCAACAACTGTTTGGTTTTCAACTGCGTTTAGAAAATCAATTGTTCCAGACAACTTGCTTTCGTCAATCTGAAATGCGTTTCTTAGTGCAATCGTAGTTTCAAGTGCTTTTTCTTGTGTAACTCCACCAAGAACTGCAAGCTTGTTTGTTTGTTCTACTAAATTTTCTAACCCTTTACCGCTAAAACCTGCTGCTGCTGCATCTGCAGCCATTCCAATAGTATCTGCTACCTTAAGACCATATTTAGTGTATTCATCAGCAAGATCACGAATATTTTTTAATGCTTGATCTGTTGCACCCTGATCTGTAAAAATATCACCATATACTTTTTTAAACCTAATTACCTGAGTTTCAATTTCTTTAAAGGTTTTTACTGCTTGAGATCCAAAAAGCATTAATGGAATAGTAAAACCAACCATAAGCTGGCGACCAGCCCACTGTGTATTTTTACCAAAATTTAAAAGTTTAGTTGCACCATCATCAAGAAGCTTGTTAAATATTTGCTGGCGCTGAGTAGCAAGCATAAGCTGCGTTGTAACATCTCTATAGTTTAGAGCTTTAGGTGTAAATTTAAGGGCATTCATTGCCCCCTGTGCATCACGGCCTAGCTGAACGTATTGCTGCTGTAATACTTTGACACGTTTTTCAACTAACTTTCCTACTGTGTCAAATTCATTACCAAACATTCTTCCAAATGTTCTGGTAGATGCCATACCATAACGGAAGTACTCTTTTAATGAAAGCTTAGATCTATCAAGTGCTGAAGAAAATTGTTCTGTAGCAGTTTTCATTCTGCCAACAGATGCAGTCCACTGACCAGTTGCGTTTACATTGTGTAATAAAGATTGTGCGTATTTTGACTGAGCTTGTGCTGCAGTCTTTGTTCCAACAACAAGGGCACGGTTAAGGGCAGTTAATTCTTTCTCAAGGGCACGAAGTTGTGCCATGGCTTGAGCTGTATCAATATTTATAAAAATATTGCTATTTACATCTCCTGCCATTAACCGTTACTCCTTATTAATTTATTATTGCTCTGATGCCAGAGCTAGAAGTGCTGAGTCTGAAAGATTAATTCCAGAAGCTGCTTCTATAATTTGATAAACTGTTGGCAAGTCAATAACTTCCTCAAGCTTATCTGTGTCATCCCCCAAATCTGGCTTGTACTGTTGCATTGCAATCTGTACACATTCCATTAGCAGTGTCATAGACTTATCATTGTCATTTTGAACTGCGCTAAGACCTTCAAACTTCTTCATGAATTGACGAAGAAGTGAGATTTTTAGTGGTCTTACCTTGATTTTGGTTCCGTCAATAAGGGTAATTGTTTTTTCCTCATGCACGGTTGTAGCCATTGATCCTCCTTATATATAAGTATGTTAATTATAGCATGAATAGGCTAATTTTTCATAAGGGATGGGTCTCTTGCATCTTCATATTCAAGCCCCATTCCAATTCCAAATCCTGCTTTTTTAGCATTTTGTCCTTGTAAAGCCAGTACGTCATTACTGTCTGTAGCTTGTCCTTTACTGAATACCCTGGCCTTTAGGTCTTCCCATTCTTTTTGACCACGCTCTTTACCAGACTCTTTATCTAAATCAACACCCTGAATTGCTGCTAAAAATTTCTTTTCTTGATAATCTAAATCTCTTAAAGATGAAAGGGTAGCAAGTAGTTCTGGCATTGATATATTTTTCTCTAATTCTTCATAATCTTTCCAAATACCAAGCAAAAATAATTCTGCTTCTAGTCTTGCTAAATCTAGATCATCCCATGTTTGTCCAGAAGATTCTTTGTTACTGGCCTGTTCTTTTAATGTTTTATCAGAGTCTTGTTCTATTTTTAATGTACCCGCAGTATTTACCAGTTTATATAGATTTGGTAAATCAATCATTTCCTCTAAATCTTCTATTGTTTTTATTTCTGGATAAAATTGTTGGCAAGCAACAATACCACACAAAGAAAGCCAAGACAAGCTTTCTATTTCATTTTCGGCATCTTTTATTTTATTAAAAAATTCCATAAACCGTCTAAGATATTTAATTTTTAATGGAGATATTTCTATCTGAGTGCCATCAATTAAATAAATATAATCATAACTATATATTTGTGTTGCCATTTTATCTATTCTATCATAACAACAAAGCCCACCCCCGAAGGGATGGGCCTGTTATTAATCTAAAAATTAGATTATGATGCTGGAGTCCAAGTACGATCTACGATCTTACCATAGGAGCCAGATGTGTCTTCTGGAAGAAGACGGAACGAAACCTCGAACATTGATGCTTCGTCACGCTTTGCAGATACAGTTACATTCTCAATTGAGAGTGCACGGTATGCTGAATAAACACGCTCAACATATGCGGAGTCTTCGCAGTCTCCAGTTCCAGGTCCTACAGCAACAATACCACGCTCAACTGGGCATTCTCCAATGTCTCCTGCGGAGAGATTAAGAGTTTGTCCGTTTGATTGTGATTTTGTTCCTGATAGTTCATCTGAGCTAAAAGCAAGAGCCAATAGAAGGTTCTCAAGTGTAGCTTCAGCAAAAGCGGTAGCAAGATTTACCTGCATACCTTGTTTGAACAACTTAGCAACGTCAAGAATCTGGTCAACCTGTACTTCACCGAAGTCTGGTTGGAACTGCAATTCAAGACCGTTCATGGTATAACCTACGTTTGTATAAGCTGCATCATCAGAAAGGGTATCCTTAAAAGACTCAGAACTTACGAACGGCTCCAGTGTACCTGGAGTAAGGGTTGTATCTGCTACGAAAAGAGCAGCAGCACCAACGATAATGTTGGTCGACGTACCACGAGTATATGCCATTTTTTCACCTCTACTTTCAATAGAATCTATGAAGTTTTTGGCGGGTTTCCTCGCCTCAATTATAACATTGTTTTATATAATAATTTTATTGGCAGGCTTAGGCTCTGGTGCCCATTCATTATTTGTAAGCCCTGGCATTTGATGATAATCAAAATCAATAATGACCTTATTGCCAGCGTAGGTTCTGGCTGTTCCAAAGTCAATAATATCTCTTACCTCTTCTAGCTGATACACCTTAAAATTATGAAAATAGAACATATTGTTTATAGGGTCTTCATTTTCGTTTAGTCTTATCTGTCTATTAGAACACCAGTCGTTGACCTCTTCTGCAGACTCATCTCCACGATCTAATAGTCTAAGAACCTCTTCAAGAACTTGAATCATATTGGGAACTGCATTTTCTTCGGTAGCATAAAAATAATACAAAATTTGTTCACATTTAATATGAGGAAATGGCTTTCGTCTCATTCTAAACATTCTATCCCATGTAGCCATAACACCTTCAAAGCCATACTGCTGTACCTGTGATGGCGTTAATGTATCTGGATTAATTAAAACAAAGTTTTCTGTTAGGTCATCAATTGATGATGGCACAGATGGAAAAAGCGGTACGCCAATTCCTACAGTATTTGCTAATTTTGCCTGTAAATATTTATTAACCCACAATACTGGGGTATTTAAAGATGTTGTATCTGCCATTATCTACCAACTCCTGCATTTGCTATCCATCTAAATCCTGTTTCAATACCTTTTGATCTACCAGTTTTTTTGCCAGACTTTAGGTTCTTTTTATATAGTATAGGATTATTTAAGTAATCATATACACCAGTAGATCTTAAAAATGCTTGTGTAAAATATCTACTAAAGAAACTATCAAAAACATTCTCAAATGATCCTTGTGTTTGTACTCCTCCAGGGTTATCTACATATACTGGATTTTTTGTAAATACCGTTTCTCCATCCTCTTCAAATACAAGAACGTCTGATCTTGATGGTCGTATGACAACTGGAATACCCTGCTCCATAATTCTAGCCTTGTCATAAAATGGTACATTAGATCCATTTTTGATAGACTCTGATTGTTTAAATGTAGATATGAAAGATAGTCCTAGATTGCTTACTGTATATTGAATATCAAATAATCTAGAACCCATATTACCAACCCTATCCCATTCATAAACATGGTGTAATGCATTTGGATTCATTCTTGCATTAGAATCTATATATTCTTCAAGAACCTCTTTAATCATACCGCCTAGATTTCTTAAAAATACTGATTTACCAGCATTTACGCCATCAAGAAATCCAAATGAATACTCTACAATATTATTCATTTCTTTTTGAAACTGCTTGCTGTTAATAGACATTTTAATCATAAGTCGCTGGCCTGATTCTCTGATCTACGAACTATTAGCTTGTAATATTCTATTGATCCAAATGGACCAACAACGGGTTCTTGTGTTGCTATTTCAAATATTGTTGATTTGCCAGATCTTGGTCCAGCAGTTTCTAAATATATTGGAGAGTCGTGAGCGGTTCTAATATTTGTAATAATAATATTTGTTATAGATTCTTTTGACTCATGTGAAGAAATTCTCAAATCTGTTTTTGATCTTCCAATAAGAAGACTTTCTTGATTAATTTTTACATTTGGTTTTACATCTTCTGCATCTGCTGTTCCAGCTTGTGCAAAACTACAGGCAAAGGTTCTATCTAAAACCCATGTCTTTTTTAAGTTTCCGTAAGCCTGCTGTTCTACTATTGGATAATATATGTCGGCTTTAAGTGGATATATAAAGTCTGTGGTTTCACAGATGACCATTATAGTACCCCAGGTGTGCCAAAGTTTGTAATATATTTTTCTAAAATTCTATCTACTACAAGATTTCCAGTACCGCCAAAAGATTCTTTTTCAAATTCAATTCTAAATTGATCTGTTGAATACTTGGAAACATATCTCTTATGATAATCAAGCTTTCCGCACTTTAGGTCTTCAATTAGCATCATTACTGCATCTTTAATATCAAATGGAACAACCTTATATCCAATTTCTAATGAGAATAAGTAATTCCATCCCATTGGAAACGTAACTCCTGGGGCAACAGCTAGTGTATTTGGACTATCTTCTGTATCATATAAATACATTGAATCAGAGTACGCTAATGGCACTCCCTTTGGATTTCCAGTCATTCTTATATAAGAATCTTCTTGCTGTACCCAGTCTTTGATGATAGATGTTTTATCTTTTGTTAGTAAATAATTCCACTGCCCTATAGCTTGTGGGTCTTGACTTGAGTCCCAAACAAGAGAATTGTTTTCATACGCTTTTAAAATTTTATATGTTCTATCCCATACTGGCATAAAATCAGTATTGTTACCTGTTGTTTCATACCATGAACGTTCAAAATAAAAACCTCCAGGGACCATGGCATCAATAATTGCTCGTGCCAAACCTTCTAACTGGACATATTCATTTTTTTCTGTAGCAGTAGTTCCTAATGAGTATGGATCAACATATGGCCTCATTATTTCAAGATTATCTTCTACAACTATTTCGGCTTGCTCGCCATCAACATCATCATAGATTGCTAAATAATATGATTCATCATATGTATTAAACAATGAAGGAAGCGTGTACTGTATCTTAGAGTCTGAGCTAGATGTTAGATTTTCTTCTACTTCTACTACGTTTCTAGAACTATCTTGAATAACAAGAATGTAGTCGCTGTTTGCCTCTGGTACATCGTAACTAATTGAAAGCGGATATGGTGGTAAACGCAAAACCTGCATTATATTTTGCCGTAATGTTTAGCTACTTCAGCTGGAGATGCCTCACGGACACCTTTTTGCTTAAGCCACTTTACAGACTCCTCCTTTGTGACAATGTTATACCCCTTTTCAAGGCTTCCCACGCCACTCCAATGAAGATTCTTTGCTGAAAACAAAGCCACTTTCTTTTTTGGAGACTCTTGTTCCTTTTTTGCTTTTGTTTTTTCTTCTGTAGGTACAAAAGGAAGTATTGCTTCTAATATCTCTACCTTAGTATTTGCACCAACAAGATCAATATGATTTTTTTTAGCATATGCTCTTAGTTGTGGAACTGTCTTTTTCTTAAATTCTTCTACTGCTTCTATTACTGTTGTCATTTTTCCTCCACTGCTATTATATCAGAATTCGATTATTTATACAAACTTTGTGGTTTTCTAACTCCCGCTGGAGTACCACTCATAATTATATTTTCTCCAAAATTTGCTGTAGGAATACAACCCATAGCAAATCTTTCTGTAATAATTCCATTAGGACCACTAATAACTGTTCCTATTCCTCCAGCAGCTATTGTACCGTCACCACTATGCTGATGGTCTACTGTTGGATTTCCTGGATATGACATATTGTTTCCTAATGCGTAAGGAGGGCAGTTTTTACGCTGCCCTCCCTACAAAATAGTTTTTACAAACTATGCGGTTGGGTCAACTGCTGCATCTGCATAAGCAACTGCATCAAGTTCTTCCCATTGAATACCAAAGCGGACGAATACTGTGTATTCAATTGTATCCTTCTTTGGCTTGTATTCACGGTTTACAGTGATATCACGCTGGAAGCCCCATACACGGTTTGCAGGGAATGTCAAATCGACATAGTCTGCTGGGTAGTAAGGAACTTCTTGTACATCAATTCCTAGAACACGTGTTGTACGTGCTCCACCGAATGTCTGGCCAACGCCATCAAGATATGATTGACGATTGCGCTCTGTACCGCCAGTACGTGGTGCAAATGCTTCAGCAATAGCGTCAGCAAGTGTACCGTTATTCTTAACGATACCCTGGAATGCATCTGTACCAGCATAGAACTTTAGGTTCTGCTTTAGTGCACGATACTTACGTGGCATTGCAAGGATAATATCCTGCATTACCTCTGTTGTCCAGTTGTCATCAGTTACTGTAACAAGTGCTTCGTGAGCATCTGATCCAGTTGTAACCTTATTAACGAAACCTTCCATGATTGAAAGGAATGGAGAAGTTGTACCATCGCCATTAATAGCTAGGTCTTCAATATCATTAGCAAATGCATTGGTCATCAAGCGAACTAGATGATCTTCCAACGCACCTCCTTCAATATTGTCTTCAAGTGCTTCAGTTGAAACTTCCCAATCAAGACGAATCTTCTTTGTAGTCAATTCAACCTTTGAGAATGTTGCACCTGCGTTTGTGTAGTCGTTGCTTGCTTGTGCAGCAGCACGGATTACACGCTCACCAACGTTAACTTTTTCAAGTTCCATTGTATTTGCTCGCATAGTAACTCTACGACCATCTTTGGCGAGAACTGTTGCATCCCACACATAGTCGATGAAGCGGCGAGCCTGCTCTGGAAGTAGTATACCTCCTGGAGTACCAGTTGGATTAACTGCGTTTGGTCCAGTGGTTGTACCCCATGCAGGGGTTGCAATGTTACCTAGGTTTGCGCCAATATCTGAAGATGTAGGGCTTGTAGCCGTTGCACCTCCGATATCACCTGAAGCAAAAGCACCATCACCTGCGTGTTGGTGTGCTACGGTTGGAGCACCTGGATAATTTTTTACGATTTCTTGTTCCGACATATTGTTCACCTCCTAGTGAATATTACCTTATTTAAATAGGTCGGCATTTGTGAGGAAACGGCCGCCCCATAGGGATTTTTGAGTTTTCGTTTCTGAAAACTCCTGCACGATCTCGCCTAGATCGCCAGACTTGCGGAAAGCTGTATCTTTTTCTACAAGATCAACTCGCTTTCCAAACTCATTAAAAGAACCCTTTACTTGGCTAACCTCACTTGCTACAGATTTTACTTCACCTGTAACGGTTTCAAGGGACTTTGTTATTGCATCAACATTAGCTTGCATAGCTTTTACTGTTTCTGCAAGATTGCTCAAGGCATTAGTTAGAGAGTCATTAATTTCAGCAACAGACTTTGCAATCTCTGCTGTTGCATCAACAACTGCATCCACTGACTTTTCTGCTGCTTCTTCAGCAACTGGAGCATCTACTGCTTCTGGTGCTGCCTCTACTGCTGGCTCTGTTACAGATGCTTCTTCTGCAGAAACTTCTGCTGGAGCATCTACTACAGCGTCTGCTGGAGCCTCTGGAGCAACCTCAACATTTTCAACTACTGCTGTATCAGACTTTTCAATTGTCTCTTCTACGGCTGTTGTTTCTTCTGTCATAGGATTTTCCTCCTTTGTCATCTTAATTGTTCTAATGCCTTTTGCACTATCAACTAAGAACTTTACTGTTTTTATATCTTCTTGATCTTCAACAAATCCAATATTTTTCATAGAGTTGCTGCAAGATGGGCAGCTTTCATCTGCATCTTTTGATAAACGAACAATGTCGTCTGTGCTGCACCAATAAACTGTATCAACGACAGCTTTTGCAAGGTATCCCCCGAGCTGTCCTTTTTCAATTGAGATAACATTAGCAAATTGATTTGCTGGATTATCTACAAGAGAAAGTTCGTGCAAATCATATTCTTTAATTATACGTACTGACTTATCAACTTTTTCATCATACATGTCTTCTGTTTTTGTTATGTTTCCACCAATTGAAAAACCAGTTAGCGTTCCATCAAGAACTTTTTCCCATGTGTCTTGTGCGCCCTTTGAAACATATGCAGATACGTATACACCACTATAAAACTTTTTATCTTTTGGGTCAAAATAACGATCTTCTTTAAAAGAAACAACCTTTCCTACAGCGCTAGGCTGATGCATTTCACGAAGATTGCCACGGAATTTCTTGAAGGCCTCTATACTTGCTTCTGTAGTAACAATATCGCCTTGTTTATCTATGTTGTCTAGAGTAGCAAAGCCAGATACGATACGACGTTCTTGGTCTACCTTGCCAATTGGCATAGAAAAGCGAACATTGTCGCCATCAGTAGTCCAGTGTGCTTTATTTATAGTCATGGCAGTATTATTATATCATTTGTTTATAATAGTTTCTCAACTATTGAGACGATCTTCCCTCGCCCTGTGGATTTCGTCCAGAAATCGTGGCTGGGGAATCTGAAGCATTATTTGCTCTTTCTGCGTCTCTTTCTCTTGTACCAGATAAGTTTGCTCTAGCATCAGTAGCCTGTCTTGGAGACATTACGAATGGACTATCGCCATCTGGACGCTGTGACATATTTAACATTTCACGAGCCTCATTAGGCGTAATAACCTGGGTTTTTACATAGCGCTCAATAATTTGAGACTGTGCAATTTCATCCGTCAAAGTCAATTCATTAAACTTTAACTCTAAAATATCAGTTTTTTCTTTAATAATCTTATTTACTATTTTTTCTAGATGCCTTTGTGCTGGGCGAGATACCTGTTCTTTAAATGTACGATCTTGAGAAAGTGCAGCAGCAATTGCAGCGGAATCAGATCCTCCGAGCTTAGAAATAGGAACTTGATGTGCTATTAAAATCTCGTCACGATTTTGTTTTCTATATTTCTCAAAAGAACCTTCTTGAACACCACTTTCAATTGGCTGCATATTAAAATCAACCTTATTGTTGTCAGTATCTCCAGGAAGTGGTATGTAGAGGGTTCTATGGTTTTGTCCCTTTAGTCCTGTTTGCATAAATCTAAACATCTTGTCCTCTGCGTCAGCAGACAGCTTTGCACCTTTAACAGTAATAATATATCTTGGTACCGCTTTATTTTGGAAGTAATCAATGTTATATTGTGCTGCTAAAGAATCTCCAACTAAGGCAGAAATTGCTGATAAAACATCTGGAACACCATAATATGTATTTAATGGAGAATATTGTTTAAAGTGCAATATTTCATTTGGCCTTGGATCAGATGTTAGAGGGTTACTATTTGTAGCACCAAAGTTTCTAAAATATACTAGTTTTTGACCAATAATTTGAACATATCCATCACGCAAACGACGAACACGAATTGTCGTTGCTGGTATATGTCCAACATATCCTATTTCTCCAGTTACTGTGCGACCAATTTCAAGAAATCCATTTCCAGTTGCCTGTACATCAGTATAAAACTTTTCCATTGTTTGTTGGAATGTGTCTTCATCATTAAGAGACTCTAGCCAGTCACGAACCTCTAGCTTCATTCTCTCAATACGACGACGAGCACGATCTACTTGATCCGAATCATCATTCATTTCAAATCTAAGCATTGTTCGGTCTGTAATATTAAACTGATATCCAAGACCAACAACATTTTCTACTTTTGCATCAATTGCAGCATGATTTGCAAAAGAGGTATCATAGTAACTTGCTAATTCGTATGTATTATATGGTGGAGTAATTACATCAAATAGCCCATAGCCATTTCTGTATACCGTTCCAGGATTAATTTGTTTGGATTGAGCCCCATCTTGACCACTTTGAAACGCACCTGCATTTTCTAAATATCTTGGAGTAGGCTCAACTGCTGGATATCTTGGACTGTAAGCATCTGCTGGTGGAACATATTTTGAAATATTTCTTGTTGTCCTACGTTTAAAATTTGCATCAATTCCAGCAAGATCTTTAAGCTGGTCCCAGGATTTTATAAAAGGATCTTTGTCTTTGAAAGTATTATCATCGTAATATTCTGTATTTAAACTTGCTTGAATATATTCGAAATCTTCACTCATTTTCGTATGCATCTCTTCCATGTGTATTTAATGTGTCCTGTGCAGCCTTCCAAGCACCAAGATCGTTCATAGACGGAATAAGCCCTTGCTTCATTCTATCTAACTGCTCTGAATGTTCTTCTTCTGAAATTCTTGTGAGGCCAGGGATAAAAACTGCCTCTCCTTCGCCATCATCGCCATAATATTTTGCTGCATTTTTAAGTTTGGTAATTTGATTAATATCTCCACGTACAGACTCTATATTTAGTACGCCACCCTGTCCATCTGTAAACCACTTACCATCTGATTTTTTATAAACATATAAACCCCAATTATACTTTTTTTCAATAATTTGGCGACGCACATTTTTGACAAGTGGCTTACCAGTTTTTTGACTAATTAAAGGATTCATGTACTACAGTATACCAGATTATACTGGTGTGCCCACCCTTATAGTCCAGGTTGTTTCACTATATACCTTTATTTTGTCTGCATCTACCATAAGGCCGCTATCATCATCAATTATTATTTTATTTGTTCCTACATATGACTTATAAACATCTGATGGATTTACTCCATATAGTTCAGAGGCAGATATTATTAATACGCCCTCCCATGTGTAATTATTTAACCAATATACCCATTCATATTCTGTCAAACCATCTTCTTTTACTCTAGCCCATGGTCTATTTATTGTACTTTGAACCTGCTGCAAACTGTTTGCCTGATAGTAGGCAATATTATTAAATACCATAGGTCCATTTAAATTAAGAGATCCTAAATATGAATCAAAAACAAGAGAGGTTCCA